CAAGAATGGATTTTATCGGCACAGGTAAAGTTGGTATCGTCTACAACTATAAAGATGGAGTACAGGACACAGTACTCACCCCGGGAATGCATTTTATCGCACCGATGAACAAAGTAAAGGAATTTAGTACCAGTAACGAGATCCTCGTTCTCACAAAGGACAAAAGGGACGGCAGTAAAGAGGATGATTCTTTTAAAGTGGCCACATCAGACGATGCCAGTATTGCAGTATCTTTCCAGATGAGTTACCGGTATGATCCGGACACAGTGATTGATACATACAAGCGTTTTAAAGGAATGGACGGAGAGGATATCATCGAAAACCGTGTAAAAACTGTCCTGAAATCAAAGATTTCCGAAATTACGACAGATTATTCAATGATGGATATCTATTCCGGGAACAGATCCGCACTGAACAATGCCATCACGGAATATCTTAACAAGGATTTTCATAAAAAGTATGGCATTGAAGTTCTGGATGCTTCGTGGACGTGCATCCGGATAAAAAGCTGAAACAGGCCATTGATAATCGTGTTACTGCCCTACAGGAAAAACAGCAGGCGCAGGCAGAGCAGGAAAAAGTAAAAGTCCAGAAGGAAACAGAAAAACTTCAGGCAGAAGCGGATGCTCAGATTGAGTTGACCAAGGCCGAAGCAGATGCAAAGAAAGCTAAGGTTAAAGCAGCAGCTGAAGCAGAAAACACAAAAACCAAGGCAAAAGCACAGGCAGAGGCTAATAAAGAACTCAGTGCATCCATTACAGATGAATTGATCAAAATGAAGGAGGCAGAAGCTCACTACAAAAACGGCTGGGTTACAGTCCAGGGAGCCGATGCCGTGATTGCGGATAAATAAAAGAAATGCAGAGAAAGCCGGGAGCATACACGTTCCCGGCTAAAAGATCGAAAGGGGAGGATACCAGTGGGCGAGATCAAGATCACCAGGAAGCTTCTGGATAACTACAGAAAGTTAAAGAGGGAAATACCGGTCCTCAGCATGGAACTGGCTGAAATGAAACAGGGGGAGGCAGGTCTTGGAAACAGTACGATATTTGATTACAGCACAGGCTTTGCGCGGCCACAGAGCGTAGTTGGATTCGACCAGGCACGATATGACCGGAGAAAACACACGTATGATCATAAAATGGCACAGGCGGCAGCAGTGGAACGATGGATCCAGAGCATTGAAGATGGCCAGACAAGATATGTGTTCAAGGCATTCTACCAGCAGGGAATGACCTGGGAGAAGATAGCAGAAAAGACAGGATATTCCCAGAGCCCGGACTATCCGAGATTGCATATTCGTGACGAATATCTCAAAAAAAGTGATATAAAATAAAAAAAGGTCGGAAAGGTCGGAAAAGTCGTTATAGAATACAATAGAAGCCAAAGGCGCAGAGACGACGAGGCTCCTTCTTGCAACAAGCTGCCAGAGCCAGCCTACACTCTGGCAGCGATAATCCCTTAAATATAATTTACAGAAAGAACTTCGTAGAAATTACGAGGTTCTTTTTGTGTATATTTCCAATATGGACATGTAAGAACAAATGTTCTATAATGTAAATACCTTATAAGATGTGAATCATAAACATTGTTTGTTGAAAAATGTCAAATGATGGAGTATGATTTAAGCAAATTATATTTTATGGGGGATCTGTGGATGGCATCAATGACAGTAGAATTCTTTAAAGTAGTGTTGAAAAATAGTGCAAACGATGGAGAAGAAGATTACAAGATTATCAAAAGCATTTTTGATGAAATTAAGAAAAAAAGTACGATTCATAGTAATTATAAATCGATAGATCTTTCTCCAGAGATTGAGCCAAATAGTGTAGAGCCAAAAGAAGTAATGGATTTTTTTGAAGATAAGAATTATTTGTTTGGAAGAGCATGTAGAAAAAAGTTGAATAATGCAATGCTAAAACGAGATTATCAGACATTACAAGCAGATGAAGTTTTTACCGATGCTGAATCAAGAAAGCAGGGAATAGAAGTATTTACGTTCTTTTTGTATGATTATAAAAAAGGAATTGTATCCATTGTTAACGCAAAAGGGGCACCTGGAACAAAAGCATTGGGAAAGGCTATTGAAGCATATACATCAGAATACAAGTTGGAATTTCATAATATACCTAATGAGGAGGGGATTAGAGTATTATATAATTCAGAATCTCCTCAGATATCAAAACTTGAATTTGAAGTACCTACACCAGATGCTGAGTTTTTACAAAGCGTTCTTGGCTTAGATGAAGAAGTAATCAGGGAAATGATACAGGATGATGTTTTTTCTACATCAATATCATTGAAGCCAATACCGTATGGAAAGTTATCAAGAAAAAAAGAAACTGTAAGAAACATATTGGATGTTTTGTTTAAAAGAAAGGGGAATTTTTCTAAGACAGTAGTTAGAGGAAACTCAGAAAAATTTAATAGTAGAAATTTTGATTTAAATGCAAAAATGTTTACTTATCCAATAGATGTTAAGACATATAGAACTGAATATGGAAAGAAAGTGAATTATAATTTGCAAGACGTAGTTGAGCAGTTTCGTGTTGGATTACATAAGGCATATGAAGAAAATTATGATCTAATTGTAGGCATAGCTGATCGATAGGAGAAGATAAATGTGAAGTTTCTTTATAAACAAAATTATGTGACAAAGATATTGGGTGTTGGATTAATGGCCTTAATTTTAAGTATATTTGCTCATAAGATGAATTATATAGTTATTCCGATGCCACAAGATAATATCCCTGAATATCATACAAATATATTGACAATTAATTCTATATTTAGTGGATTTGCATTGACAAATTTAGGAATATTGTTAACGATGTCTGATGATCAGCTTATAAAAAAACTTGAAGGAACGGATATATTAAAGAAAAGAAATATTGTTATTGGGCATTCTATAATTTTTGGAGCAATTTCAATATTCATTTCAGTATTTTGGGTATTGAAAATAAATCTTGGGTTTTTATCGACTATAATTGGTAAAAAATATTTTTTAGTAATTAGAGAATTTTTCTTTTATATTGAAATTATATCTCTTGTAATTAGCATATTTTATTTTCTGCTTTCGGTTGAGAAAATGATACAGTTGTTAAATTTACTTCATATACCACGGAAGAGATATACTGATAAGCAAGTAGATGAATTAAAGAAAAGAATATTTGAAAAGAGACAATGATACATAGGCACCCTTCGGGGTGCTTTTCTAATGTACTTTTTTCCTACAGCGTGCACGGCACCAGCACATACATACTTTACGCATGGATTCACTGTATGTAAGTGTTAGCGCACCTCCTTTCGGCGTGGCGGCAATCGGCTGTCACTATGGTGCCGGCAGGACTGTAATTTACAAATATCAAAAACGAAACGAATGAGAGGTGGTGAGGCTTGCCAAGAGCACCAGATCAGAGAGTTGAAGAAGCCAGAAAACTATATGCTTCTGGAGTGAAATTAATTGAAGTTTCTCAAAAGCTTGGAATCCCGGTAGGGACAATCCGAAGCTGGAAAAATAGATATAAATGGGATAATGCAACGTTGCAAAAGAATAAACGCAACGTTGCGAAAAAGAAGGGCGGACAGCCCGGAAATAAAAATGCGGAGGGGCATGGAGGAACCGGCCCGCCGGGAAATAAGAATGCAGTCAGGACAGGAGAGTTTGAAACTCTCTTTTTTGATACCCTGGAACCGGAAGAAAGAACGTTGGCAGAGATGATCAGGCCGGACAAAGAACAGCTGCTTCTCAGAGAAATCCAGCTTCTTGCAGTCAGGGAACGCCGGATGCTGAAAAGAATCCAGTCTCTCCGTGAACTGGAAGCACAGACAGGATCTGAAGAAGATTCGGTACCATGCGGAATGTCTGTAACAGAATATACTTCTGGTCTCGAAAAAGGAAAACTAACAGAACTTCGAAAGTATGAAGGCATCCTTGGCCAGATCCAGGCCATAGAGGATGCTCTGACAAGAGTCCAGGCCCGGCAGCAGAAAGCAATCGAGATGCTGCATAAATTTGGTTATGACGATGCAAAACTGGAACTAGCAACCATGCAGCTTGAATTCGAGATGCTGAAGCAGGATAACCAAGCAGAAGAGACCACAGATGATGGCTTCCTGGAAGCTATGAATGCAACAGCACAGAATGTCTGGGGTGATGAGGATGTATGAAAAACTCAAAACCCTGAAAGATAAGCTGCAGAAAATGAAATCCAACAGAGCCAATAGACAGACAGGCCAGACGTTTCATTTTTCTCCGTTCTCAAGAAAACAGAAGCAGGTCCTGACCTGGTGGTGCAAAGAATCCCCGGTTCACGATATGGACGGAGTTATCGCTGATGGAGCAATCCGATCAGGAAAAACAATCAGCATGTCCTTATCGTTCGTTATGTGGGCCATGAGCACCTTCACTGGTCAAAACTTTGCTATGTGCGGAAAGACCATAGGATCCTTCCGGCGAAATGTTCTGTTCTGGCTGAAGCTGATGCTTCGTTCAAGAGGATATTCCATCACGGATCACAGGGCAGACAACCTTCTGACCATCCGAAAAGACGGAAAAGAAAATTACTTCTACATCTTCGGTGGCAAGGATGAAAGATCTCAGGATCTTATCCAGGGAATCACCCTGGCCGGCGTGTTCTTTGATGAAGTTGCCTTGATGCCGGAATCCTTTGTAAACCAGGCAACAGGCCGATGCTCTGTAAAAGGTTCAAAGTTCTGGTTTAACTGCAACCCCGATGGCCCGTATCACTGGTTCAAACAGAACTGGATAGATAAGTCCACCGGATATCTGGGAAAAAAAGAAACTGCCCGGAGGATGCAGCAGGCGGCCGCAGAGGGGAAAGATCCCGGTCTGAAAGATATTCTGTATCTCCACTTCACTATGGACGATAACCTGTCCCTGGATGAAGAAATCAAGGCCAGATACAGGAGCATGTACGTTGGAGTATTCTTTAAACGTTACATCATGGGACTGTGGGCGGCAGCAGAGGGAATCATCTACGACATGTTCGATGAGAACAAACATGTCCAGGACATCAAAGATTTCTATCAGTTGTTGATCAACGGGAACAGGTATGTTTCCTGTGACTATGGTACACAGAACGCCACAGTATTCCTTCTGTGGAATAAAGGAACCAACGGGAAATGGTACTGCATCCGGGAGTATTACTATTCCGGAAGAGACAAAGGTAAACAGAAAACAGATTCCGAATATGCAGACGACCTGAAAGAGTGGCTGGATGGAACCAAGATCAAAGCGATCATTGTGGATCCATCGGCCGCTTCTTTTATTGCAGAACTCCGGAAACGAGGATATAAGGTCCTGAAAGCCAACAATGACGTTTTGGATGGAATCCGGCTGGTTGGAATGCTTCTGAACCTGGAGAAGATTGTCTTTGCTTCTTCCTGTAAAGAAACCATAAAAGAATTTGCTTCTTACATCTGGGATGAGAAAGCCCTGGAGAGAGGAGAAGACAAACCGGTGAAACAATTCGATCATTGTTGTGACGCTGTGAGGTACCTATGCAGCACCATAATCGGCAGAAAAGCTGCACGTTTCCGAGAGATAAGGAGGTGAGAAAAATATACACATTTACAATACCGAGAGAAAGTTTCGATGAGTTAAATCCGGATAAGCAGGCGATCCGCCAGCTGATCAGCAAACACATCAGCATGGTGGACCGGCTGAAGAAGAATATGTCCTACTACGAAGGAAAGCACAAGATCCTGGATGAGACCAAACGGGAAAACCGTCTTGTGTGCAATCATGCAAAAGACATCTCTGATACAGCCAGTAGCTATTTTATCGGCAACCCGGTGACTTACAAATCAGAGGGAGACATCAAACCCCTTACAGATGCACTGGAGCTGGCCGGAGCGGATGAAACAGACGGGGATAACGGCCTTGAGGCATCCATCTACGGTCTGGCTTATGAATATGTCTATGTGAAGGAAAACGAGAATAACCTGCAGACCAAGAACCTGTCTGCGGAGAATACTTTTATGGTAAAAGACGACAGCATAGAGGAAAACGAACTCTTTGCTGTCTATTATTATATCCGGAAAGATGATTCCGGAAAGCTTCCGGACCACTATATGGCCACAGTAGTGACCACAAACTATAAGTACGAGCTGGACATCGAGAACAACAATACGATCCAGGCAACCACAGAGCTGGCGGTGCCACATTATCTTGGTGAGATCCCGATCATTGAATACCTGAACAATAAACTGGCCATCGGAGATTTTGAACTGCAGATCCCACTGATCGATGCATATAATGCGCTGATGAGCGATCGTGTGACCGATAAGGAGCAGTTTATTGATGCAATCCTGGCCATCTATGGAACATTGCTGACCGATGAGGACGAACCGAACACTGAGGATGAAGACGAGAGCATCCGAAAGGCCAAAGCCCGTCTTAAAAAGTACAAGGTTCTTGAGATGCCGGACACAGCCAAAGCAGAATATCTGACCAGGACTTTTGATGAAAGTGGTGTGGAGATCCTTAAGAAAGCCATTGAGCAGGATATCCATAAGTTTTCCCACATTCCCTGTATGTCAGATGAAAGCTTCGGAGGGAATGTCAGTGGTGTGGCTATGGAATTCAAGCTCCTGGGCATGGAAAACATCACAAAGATCAAGACCAGATATTATAAAAAAGGTCTGAGAAAAAGAATTCGGATCTTCTGTAACTACCTGGCTTTGCATGGAATCAGCATCGATCCATCCGGAATCACGATGACGTTCACCAGAGCATTGCCGAAAAATCTCCTGGAGATATCCCAGATCGTGGCAAATCTGTGGGGAAAGGTAAGCCGTAAGACCTTGCTTTCCCAGGTCCCGTTTGTGGATGATGTGGATGAGGAACTGAAAGCCCTGGAAACAGAGGAAGAAGAGAATCTGAAGCGGCAGCAGGAAGTCTTTGGACTGCAGGACAATACGCCACCGGAGCAGGATCCTGATGATGGGGAAAAAGTAGATGAGTAGGAAATACTGGGAACAGAGATCTGCCTGGGATATGTATCAGTTTATGGAGGATGCAGAAGAGACAGCAGATCTCATTGCCAGAGTATACCGGAAAGCCTCTCTCCAGCTGGAGTATGCCGCAAGAGATATCTTCGAGAAGTTCATGACAAAGTATGGTCTGTCAGAAACGGAAGCCTGGCAGATCATAAATTCCATCCAGGATAAAAACTCCATTGATCAGCTGAAACAGGAAATCCAGAACCGGAAAAGGGACAGTGAGATTCTGAAACAGATGGAAGCTCCGGCGTACCGTGCAAGACTGGAACGCCTGCAGGATCTTATGACACAGGTGGATACAGTGATGCAGCAGGTATACCAGCAGGAGAAACTGTTTGATACAAGGC